TTTGAAGCATATTTAGGTGGAAATACTAGTATTGATATATGTTTAAAGGGTGCAAACAAGGCAGCTTGCTTAAACTTAATTGATTTACGTCCTATGGACGCTTTCTTTTTTGGAGACAAATGCACCCCTGGTGGTATAGACTATCCCCTGGTTCAAAAACTTAAAAATAAATGCTATCAAGTCGCTAGTGGTTATAAAGATACTTGGGAAAAACTAAAAACATTATGGTATACATAGCACATCGTGGGTTATTTAAAGGTCCTAATCCTAGATTAGAGAACATGCCTAATCAAATTAATCAAGCATTGATTGAAGGGTATGATTGTGAGATAGACATGTGGGTATTTGACAATAGATTGTATTTAGGTCATGATGGCCCTAAAATTAACGTTACAGAAGAATACATTTGTAATGATAGATTTTGGATACACGCAAAAAACTTAGAAGCATTATGTTGGTTACGTCATTCACCTATTAAACATAATTATTTCTGGCATGAATCAGATAAGTTTACATTAACAAGCAATGAATACATTTGGACTAACCCCGGCAATTATCTAAGCATTGATAGTGTGATGGTGATGCCTGAACATGAGGATCCAACACTTGAAGTAACACGCAATGCAGTATGCCACGCAATATGTAGTGACTACGTAGAAAAGATTAAAGAGTTAAGATGCGATTAATAGGATGCGGTGATAGTTGGTGCTGGGGTGCAGAGTTAGTTGATCCTAAAGAAGAACCCGTGCCTATTATGAATCTTCCCGGTGGAGGATTTGACCGTCAATTAAAACCTATCAATATTGAATACAGATTAAAGCACAGATATTTAAATTTGTTTGCTGATAGTATTGGTGCAACCGAGATAGTTGACTTAAGTAAACCTAGTCGTAGTAATGACGCAATCGTTCGTACACTGATTGAATTTCTTGTTAATGAGGGATATACTACAGGTCGTGATACAAGTGAGTTGTTTATCACAATAGGTTGGAGTAGTCCTGAGCGTAGAGAGTTTTATTACAAAGAACGTTGGGGCGCAGACAATTGGATGGAGTTTGGCCCTTGGAGTATGGATCAAGATCACAGTGATAAAGACATTGATAAGTTCATGCGATTATACTTTGACAACTTTTGGAATGAAGGTGAGTTCTTACATCGTTGGATACAACAAGTATGGCAAACAGAACTAATGCTAAAGAGTTTGAACATCAAGTATGTTATGCATCAGGCATTCTACCATCATCATACTCAAATGATTAATCAATGGGATGATAAGAAGTATAAAGAGAAGTTTACAACAATAACACAATCTGACAAATTATTGTGGGATTCAATTGATAGTGTTAAGTTTATTCATAAAGATCATCCTGAATTAGGTACGATGCATCACTATATGCTGTCACAAGCAAAAGATGTGTTTGAAGTCTTTCACCCTAACAGTAAAGGTCATGCTATTTGGGCTGACTATATGTACAAATATTGTATTGAAAATAAATTACTATGAAAAATATTGCTGTCATTCTTAGGGGTCATTATAGGACATGGGACTATAATCATAAAGAAGCATTTAAATTTTACGAATCAATAGCAGAGAATGTTGAGTATTATTTTGTTACTTGGAAACTTGAGAATATGTTTTCTAAAAGGATTACAGATAGCTTTCAAGATAATAATCAAAAATTAATTAAATTTTTACCTATACACCCAGACCAATTATATTACACTTCTTGGCATGGCCCCAGTCACTTGAATCACTCAATCATTCCTTATAAAAAACAACGTGAACGTGAGATAATATATGATGCAGTATTTGATACACGACCTGATATTATATACAAACGAATAGAAAATAAAACTGTGTCACTACCTGAACCTAATACTTTATATGTTACTAGATATGAGCCACAACACGGCCCGGATGGTAATAAACACATAGGGATCGAAGATCATTTTATGATGTCCACAAGTGAAGTTCATAATATAATGAGTACACGACATGCATACCTTGATGTAATAGGATGCCAATCACAGATATTAAAACTTGCTACTGAGTTTGGAGTACATACGGCTCTAATTGATTGGGTCAAAGATGCTATTGTTAGACCCACAGCATTTGCAAGCATACCCAAACCCGAGAACTATTTTGATGAAAATCACACTAAAGTAGAAAGAGAATGGGGATTTTTGCCAGTAGAACAAAAGTTAGCACTTTTAAAGCACCATGCGATTCGTGAGGAAGACTATACTACTAGCAGTATATTAGCTAAATTGTAGTTGACATTTATTCCCGAATTGTGTATAATTGCAAGATAAAGGAATAATTATGCCGTGGATTGAAAACGTAGCCGCAAGTGATATCCCAATTGGGTTTCATCACAATGCCGGCCCAAATAGTATGTTGATTAGTATTGTGGATCCAGCAAGCTGGCGCCCTGAAGCCAAACATGAATTCAAAGAGCGGCACAATTTTGAGTTCCTTGACGTTGAAGAAAAAGACGAAGTGCTTGAAGAAGAAATGAAATGTAGCCATGAGCAAGCCGCGGATCTGGTTCGATTATTGCAACACGCACTAGAGAATCGCATGAACGTTGTTGTTCATTGTTATGCAGGTGTGTGCCGTAGTGGCGCAGTTTGCGAAGTAGGTGTTATGATGGGTTTCGATGATGTGGGCAAATGGCGCAGTCCAAACCTGCTAGTCAAGCATCGTATGATGAAGGCACTAGGTTGGACGTATGATGAAAATGAAAAGCCAAACATTGATGATTGGAGAACTTTTAGGAATGATGTATGAACAAATTGAACGAAGATGGTAAAGTAGCAGTATTGTACAGTCCTGGCTTCGGTGCAGGTTGGTACACATGGAATTATGAACATCCAGAAATTCTTTTTGATCCAGCAATCGTAAAGTTTGTTGAGAAAGAAAAGTGGGATGAACTGGCTACTTATGTAGAATTGAAGTATCCTGAAATCTACACAGGTGGCATGAGAGATTTGACAATAGAGTGGATACCAGAAGGTGCATTGTTTAAAGTAAATGAATACGATGGTAGTGAATCAATTGAATTGAAAGAAGGCGATCACTGGATGGTTGCTTAAAGGAATAATATGTTTAAAGTAATAGGTAAGAATGTAGAATATGAAGTATATTCATTGGATGATGCTATGTTCTTAGCTAAGAAGATGAATGAATTTGTATCTATCAAAGGCACAGACTTTGAAGTGTGCGGTATGTTTGGTGTTGATAGTGTAGTAGATGGCAAGTGTCCTGATGGCGTTGCGTATGACTGGAACAAAGCAAGCCGAATAGGCCGAGTAAAGAAAGAACGAGTATAAAATACTCACTTGACAAATAAGAGTTTTGGGTTTATAATAGTGTCTTACACAGAAAGGAGCATAGTATGGGTTACAATACAAAACACTTTGACCATGAAGCACACTATGCTTCAAAGTCAACAAAACAACTTGAGGCACTGTTGAAGCAGGCCGAAAAGTTTGTACAAGAACATCCCAAGTTTGAATACAGCTGGCACAATGAATATCGCCAGATGCTGAAACTGAAGATTGCAGAACGAATTGGAAGGAAATAATATGCCCGCAGTATTTTTAACAAGTGACACACACTTTGGTCATGCCGGAGTGTGTAGATTCACAGAAGCAGACGGTGTCACAAAAATTCGACCATGGACTGATCCAGATGAGATGGATGAGGAAATGATTAAACGTTGGAACGACACTGTTAGACCTAACGATAAAGTTTATCACTTAGGTGACGTGGTTATTAACAGAAAATCATTAAACACATTACATCGTTTGAACGGCGACAAGGTGTTAATTCGTGGCAATCATGATATCTTCCGTGACGATGAGTATCGCAGGTACTTTCGTGAGTTACGTGCTTATCATGTAATGAACGGAATGATTTTAAGTCATATCCCATTACACGAAGCTAGCTTAGGTCGTTTTGGTGTCAACATTCATGGTCATTTACATTCTAACAGAGTGAAAAAGGCTAGGGGCATTGATGCTACGACAGGCAAAACATTATACAGTGATGAAAACGATGTTCGTTATCATTGTGTTTGTGTTGAGCAAACAGACTTTACTCCTATCTTATTCGAAGACGTTATCAAACGCATCGAGGCAGAAGGTGGCTCAGTTGGATTCAAAAGTGGAAACGGTCCTACAATGTAAAATAGAGACTTCGGTCTCTATTTTTTTGGTAAAATAGAGACTTCGGTCTCTATTTTTTTGGTTAAATAGTCACACTATTGTCACATCATTGTCACAATTTTCTGATTAAATAATTGTGTAATACCAACACACAAGGAGACCATTACATGAAAAAACTGACAGCATTATTAGGTGCATTGTTAATATCAACAGTCGCAATTAGCGCAGAAATCACAGGCGCTGGTGCGACTTTTCCAATGCCTATCTATTCTAAATGGGCCGAAGGATATAAGAAAGCCACAGGGGTCAGCTTAAACTATCAGAGCATTGGTAGTTCAGGTGGCATTAGACAAATCAACGCAAAGACAGTTGACTTTGGCGCAACAGATGCACCTGTTACCGGAGACAAGTTGGCGGCAAATGGACAAATACAATTCCCTGCTATCATTGGTGGAACAGTTCCAGTAGTTAACTTAGACGGTATTAAGCCCGGGGAACTACGCATCACTGGACCTGTAATGGCTGAAGTATTCATGGGTACTATTGCTAAGTGGAATGATCCTAAATTAGTGGCATTGAATCCAGGTAAAGCATTACCAGATGCACCAATCACTATTGTGCATCGTGCTGATGGATCAGGCACAACATTTAACTGGACAGACTATCTTGCTACTGTTAGTCCTGAGTGGTTGAGTAAAGTAGGTCGAGGTGCCGCAGTTAAATGGCCGGCAGCAAACAGTATCGGTGGCAAAGGCAATGAAGGTGTTGCTGCCAACGTGAACAGAGTTAAAGGCTCTATCGGTTATGTAGAGTATGCGTATGTTAAGAAAAACAACATGATATTCCTGCAACTACAAAACAAAGCAGGCAAGTATGTAAGTCCAGATGATTTAACATTTGCTGCCGCAGCCGATGGTGCTGATTGGTTCAGTGTTCCTGGTATGGGATTGAGTATTGTGGATCAACGTAATCCCAATGCTTGGCCCGTTAGTTCAGCAAGTTTCATCATTATGTACAAAGAGCCTAAGGACAAGGCTACCAGCAATGAAGTGTTAAAGTTCTTTGATTGGGCATTTAAAAACGGCAAGAAAGATGCTACAGACTTAGACTATGTACCATTGCCCGACGCACTGACAAAACAGATCCGTGAGCGTGTTTGGACACAGATTAAGTAAACCGACCACACCGATTGAGTGGCGCTGGAACTCGTAACCAGCACTTTTATAATAATAAAAATAGTATGCAAAAAACCTACCGCTCTATCTTTGTAAGTGATGTTCATCTTGGAACTAAAGATAGCCAAGCCGGTAAACTTAATAACTTTCTTAAACATAACTCTTGTGATACATTATATCTTGTGGGCGATATTATAGACGCTTGGCGCATACAACAAAATAAGTGGCAATGGAAACAAAGCCATACGAACGTAGTCCGCCGCATACTAGGACATGCTAAACGCGGTACTAGAGTAGTTTATGTAGCAGGGAATCACGATGAATTTTTAAGACCAATGATTCCATATGGATTTAGTTTTGGTCTAGTAGAAATACACAATCAAATAGAACATATAGGTGCAGACGGTAAACACTATCTTGTTACACACGGTGACTTGTTTGATGGCATCACTAGGTTAGCACCGTGGCTCAGTTTTTTAGGAGACAAGGCTTATGACTTTGTATTGTATCTCAATGGAAAATTTAACTGGATACGTCACAAGATGGGGTTTGGTTATTGGTCATTGAGTAAATATCTCAAACACAAAGTAAAAAAAGCTGTGGACTTTATGTTTCAGTTTGAAAAGAATTTAGCAGGCTACTGTAAGAAACGTGGATTTGATGGCGTGATATGCGGACACATACATCACGCTGAAATCAAACAGATAGACGGTGTCACTTATATGAATGACGGTGACTGGGTTGAAAGTTGTACAGCACTTGTAGAGCATTGGAATGGGAAGTGGGAAATTATAACATGGACCAAGGAGAAAGACGATGTGGATACTGATAATACTAGCAGTTCATATAAACGATCCAAAGGATATTCCGGGGAGGATAGAATTGACGTTTCAAGATCAACAGACTTGCCAACAGGCATTAAGTACAATTAAGTACAAACTAAAATTTGAAAGTTTTAAGGTGATATCAGAATGCAAAAAACAATAAGTGATAAAATTACAATCGTAGTACCTTGCAAGAATGAGAAAAATTATATCCATCATTTATTAGACGCATTGCGTTCACAAAATATTGGCAATACTAGAGTTATCATTGCTGATTGTTCTACAGACAACACTAGACAGGTTATACAAGATAATAGTACTCAATTAAACATTGAAATCATTGAGGGAGGACCTGTCTCTACTGCTAAAAATAATGGAGCACGATTAGTCACTACACCATATATTTTGTTTATTGATGCTGACGTTCGTTTCTTTAAGAACACTGTCATTCAGGACGCAGTTGAAGTAATTGAATCAAAGAACTTGGACCTCGTTGGTTTAAACATCAAGTGTTATGACAAAGACCCGAGAGCAATGCTTGGATTTACTCTGTTTAACACCATAAATCATGCATTGAAATATTTCTCGCCCTTTGCAGTCGGAGCATTTATGTTAACACGTAGAGATAAGTTTGAAGAATACGGTGGATTCCCAGAACAGTTTGCCACATCAGAGGATTACTTTTTGTCAAGGAAATACAGCCCTAAAAAGTTTAAGATTGTTAAACATCATTTTGGACAAGACAGTCGTAGATTTAAAAAGATGGGATATTTTGGAATGGGTAAGTACTTAATCCAAAATTTTATTAACCGTAACAATAAAAAATATTGGGATAGCTTAGACTCATCTAAATATTGGAATTAAACACATTTTATAATATATGTATAAATAACATTATGCTACAATTCATCAAAGACCTTTCACACACACTATTGGAGTTTATCAAAGATGATCCTGTTCGTCCGGAGATATCAAAAGATTTTCGTGTTAGTGATGGTAGAATGGTTGCGGCATTAACTGATGAAGAAAGTAATCCTGAAGCAATGGTATGTGTTAGCTTCCATGATTTCATTCCAGCAGATATTAAAGATTTAGATAAAACTGCACAAGTTCCCACTACTGCTATATTCTATACCATATGGAGTTACAAGAGTGGCAAAGGTCAAGAGTTGTTGTTTAGGGCTGTTAAAGGGATACAAGAACAATACCCAAGTGTCACTAGGTTTGTAACCCTAAGTCCTAAAACAAATATGGCTCGCAGATTCCATCTAAAGAATGGTGCTATTATTTTCCGTGAAAATTTAGACACTACAAACTACGAATATCCAGTAGTAAAAGAAGCTATCAAAACTGAAGAAAAGTAATACTCAAGTATTACATATTTTGTAGTAAAAAGTACTCATTTTGTATCTTAGGTGCTTCAAAATCGATAGAGTTGTCCGGAGTGTATACTGACTCACAAGTATAGGAATTATCCTAAGTTAGTACCAACTAACTTATATAATAGCCGAAATTTGACAATAAATGGGTTTTAGTATATAATTCATCTATGAACTCGAAAATCAACCGCAAACGTAGAACTGACAGAAATCAAGTTATCTATTACATCCAAGATGTACAGACACTTGAGTACTATGTTGGACTTACCGCATTGTCATATAAAGGCAATGTGTTTTTGACACTACGCCGTCGTATGCAAAAACATATGCAACGTGCTATGACAGAAAACAAAAACTGGGGTCTGAGTCGTGCTTTGCGTGAACAAGGCGCCGAGCGTTTTGTATTTGGTGTTGTTGAAGTTGTTCGAGGAAAGCGTCCTGCTCATGCACGTGAGACAGAATTAATCAACACCATGCAACCAGCATTGAATACATTTGGAGTTAAATAATGGACTTCCTTATAAGAGCCGAAAAGTATGCTATGGCTCGGGGTGATGAAATGTTTTTCAAACACTATTACACATTGAACCGTGTAAACTTTTCGGTGCGTGATAGTGTAAGATATACATTACAATATATGTATGATGACCATGTTGCTGACCTTTTGGAGTATCAATAATGAATGAAAAATTTATTGTAATTTGTACAGAATGTTCCAAAGAACATTTAACAACCGAAGTGGAATTCCTCAATGTTGAAGAAGATATGCAAGGTCGTGATGTAATGTATTTTGTATGTCCTGTGACAGTCACAGAGACCAAAAGTTTAGTTTATAAACAGTAAAAAGGAAATTATTATGCAAGCAATTACCAACCTAATCATTGTTATGATGCCTGTTATCATTATGGGACTGTCAATTATTATAAAGGATGGATTCTAAAATGAGAGATGGATATGGAGTATGTCCTGTATGTAACGGAACTTGTTATGTCAATTTGACAGAACAAGAAAAAACTTATTCTTGGAATAAAGATAAAACCAACCGCCCTTGTCACAATTGCGGTGGTCAATATATGTACAGTACCGCAAAAGGTGAAGTACGATTAAATAGTGAAGGGGTACCCTGTACACATAATTATAAGAGTACCAATGATGGCCGTTGTTTAACAGGTTACACTTGTCAACATTGCGGAGATCGTTATCAAATTGATTCAGGTGATTAAATGAAAACTAAAGAAGAAATTATACACGATATGTGTTTTTCATATAGACATGACTACGGGCTACGTAAATTTCCCGGTGAACCAAATTGGACATCAGGCATGACTGAGCAGGATGCCAAAATGCTTTACAAAACGATGGAACAGATATATAATAACGACATTGAACCTATTATTGAACACTACAAAGGACAAGAAAATGCATTTAAGTCAAATAAATGAAATTACCGATCACCGCATTACTAGTGGTAGTGAATATCAGTGGCAATGCTATCCAGATGCACGATACCTAGATTATGAAAGTGATTATGCTCACCTATCGGTGTTGTATAGCACAGTTGACCAAACAGTATATTGTGCCGAAGTGTCCGTTAAAACTGAGGCATGGGAAAAAGATAAAAAACCTTATCGTTGGTTAAATCCAGATCATAAGGATGCTTATCATATTGAGTCAAAAAAACGCAAAGTAGATCCTGACCAAGCATGGGATGATGTTAAGTGGGTTGATTTGGAAGTAGAAGAAGATTTCTTTGAAAAGGCAGAGGCTATGTTTAACGGAGAAGAATTTGATAATCGTGTCCAAGTCCCTCTAGATTTGGATGATGATTTGATGATGCAATTGTTTATGGAAGCACATAAACGTGATATCACATTGAATCAACTGGTTGAAGAAATTCTGAAAAAGGTAATAGCTGAATCCGAACTAAATGAATTTATGGATGATTATCCTCAGGATTTAGGATAACATGTCAACGTAATAGTTATTTAAAACGTTAAATAGTATATAGGGACTTGAAAAAAATTGACAACAAATGGTTTTGGGTCTATAATAGAGTCTCATTCAGTCAAAAGGAGTTTTCAAATGGAACATGTATCTAATATGAAAAAAATTCTAGTAACATTGGCACTTGCAGTATCAGTGCCCGCATTTGCAATTGATTGTCGCAGAGGTATTGACCATAAACATCCTGCATGTTATGGATATCGTCATGTGGATCATCGCCACATAAATCATCACCATAGTCCTGTGGTTGTATACCGAAATAATGATTGGGTGGGACCAGCTATTGCAGGTGCAATAGGAACCGCAATCATCATTGATGTAATGAACCGTAGACAAGAAACACAAATTGTAGTACAACCTACAGTGGGTCAGTCTAATCAAATATGCACGCCTTGGACTGAAACGCAACAGCCAGATGGATCAATAACTCGTACACGTACTTGTAATCAATGACCAAATGAATTGCAATAATATCGTTCATAGTATATAATATATTATGAACGATATTTTTTATGGAATTTTTTCTTGGATCAAAGATGACTTTAAGTCTAACAGAATTCGCTTTATTATTGAGCTTCTTGCATGGGCTATTAGTATTGGTTGCAGTATTGTTATGGCATTCACAGTCCCCAATCCCCCGCTACTTGCTCTTTATCCTGTTTGGATTCTTGGCTGTGCTATGTATGCTTGGGCTAGTTGGACTAGGAAATCTTTTGGCATGCTGGCTAACTATATATTGTTAACCACAATTGACTCTATTGGACTTATTAGGATGATTATATGAAACAAGAACTAGATAAATTATTGTGTGAAAAGTATCCAAAGATGATGGTGAACCGTGACAAGCCCATGCAGGAAACTTGTATGTGTTGGGGCTTTGAATGTGGTGATGGTTGGTTTAATATCTTGGATCAGTTGATGGGTAATATTCAACATCACATCGATTGGAGAGAGAAACAGCGCAAGTGGGCTATTGACTACAATGAAATGGCCGCACAGGCCAAAGCTGGAAACGTTGACCTGTTTGAAGACACTACGAAGGCTCAACCTAATGACGAGTATAAAGAAAAACGTCTAGCAGAAATTGTTGCTGGAGAGTTTAGAGAAATTCCAGAATCAATTCCGCAAGTAACATTGGATCAAGTTAAAGAAAAGTTTGGTACACTGCGGTTTTATTACACAGGTGGTGATGATGTTATTGACGGTATGGTACGTATGGCAGAATCTATGTCAGGTGTAACTTGCGAAGGTTGCGGAAACCCAGGCAAAAGTCGAGGTGGTGGTTGGATACATACCTACTGTACACCTTGTGAAGAGGAACGTGCAGAAAAATATAACTTATCTAAAGACAAATTATGAAACAATATCTTATTGACTTAAAAGAAGACCCGGAAACAGGTGATTGTATTTTAGAATTTCCTCCCGACATGTTAGAAGAAACAGGTTGGAAAGAAGGTGATGTGTTAGAATGGCACGATAACAAAGATGGATCATATACTATGACAAAGAAAGAAACACAATTGGTGCTTGTTGAAGCAGTAAGCACTTTCCGCATGCGATACATGGTTGAGGTTCCTCTCGGGACTGATGATTATGGTAAAGACAAGAGTGAATGGGCATTGGATACTGTTACAATGAACGAAGCTAAAGAGTTTAGCCAAGAACATTTGGGTGAACAAATTGTTAGTCATCGTGTTGTTACAAAAGAGGAAGCATTGGCATTATGTGATGTAGACAATGACTATGGTAGTTCTTGGGATGAAGAAACCAAAATGAAAAACTTTTTCACAACATGGAAAGAACAGGAAAAGAAATGAACATCACTACCGAGTGGACAGACAAAGACTGGGATAAACTAACTGAATGGTTGGGTGGAGTATTAAAAGTTATCCCAGTCACAATTACATTTACTAAAAAAGATGGCTCCGAGCGTGTGATGAAATGCACATTGGATCCAGAACTACTACCTAAGGTAGAACCTAAGTTAGTTACCGAAGATAAAAAACCTAGAAAAGAAAGCACCACTTCAATGCGTGTTTTTGATTTAGAAAAAAATGAATGGAGAAGTTTTACAATTAAAAGTATCAAACATATCTCAGCAACATTAGGGGAAACACCGGAAGAATTTAATGGAAACACTACAGCACTATAAACAATATCTATCCATTGAAGGTAATTCTACCCGAAGCGAATATTGGGGAGTATATTTGGCTACTTGGTTGATACTTGCTATTATAACCATGATATTTTTTGTACTAACACTGATCGGTACAATCGGAGTTGTGGTAGGGTCAATCATGTTGTTAGTTACTTCCGCTACACTTACTTGGGCAATGCTGGCTACATCAATTAGGCGTTGCCGTGATGCGGGTATTAGTCCGTGGTTTACTTTAAGTTTTTTGGTACCGTATCTTAATTTTATTGTGTTCATTGTATTTGGTGTACTGAAGACTGACAAAATGGATTGACAATAAATAGATTCTCTGCTATAATACTTGTATTATGAAAAAAGAAATACTATCTTTCACTGTTGTACAGCCCAAACACAGGGCTCACCGTGTTCTTTTTTGTGAGAACACCCCATTCAAACCTAAGGTTGTTAAGTCTAAGACCGCTTACCAACGTAAACCCAAACATCCAAAATTTGACAATAATTCCTCTTTCTGATACAATACTTGTATTGAAACTAAAGGAGTTATATGACTATAGAATTTAACAAAGACCTTCTTTGTAAGGATTGTAAGAATGTTGAGGCCAACTTTATGTCTAGGCTTACTAATTTTACTTATGGGTTCAAGTGTACTCTTCCTGAGAGTTGGAACGAACCCAAATTTGATCCGGTAGTAGGAGAGACCAAAGAAGGTTACTTTAATACCGCCGGATTGATGCGTGGCACCCATGAAGCATGTGGCCCTGACGCTAAAAAATGGGTGCCCTCAAGTACAAAAAAGGTCTTTTTGTACTTGAAAAAAGGTTGACATTAAATGGTTTCGGGTATATAATAGAGTCTTATTCAGTCAAAAGGAGTTTTCAAATGGAACGTATGACACAAATTCAACAAGTCAATTCTGCTATTATGTTTGGTAATTTTACCAATGAAGAACTGACCAGTATTATAGATGCAGTTAAATTTGCCCGTGCTAGTATTGTAAACCAAAACAAACGTGCAATGACAGTAGGGACAATTGTTAAATTTACAAGTAGCCGCACTGGAGTGTCCGTGACTGGTACTGTTGAAAAAATAAATCGTAAATTTATCATTGTCCGTGAGAATGGTAAAGCATTCGGCAATTGGCGTGTCCCCGCTAACATGTTGACTGTTGTGTAAAAACAACACATTCAAACTTGACAATAAATCATTTTGGGCTTATAATAGAGTCTTATTCAGTTGATTAAAGGAAACGAAATGAAAGCACTTCAAAAATATATCGATCAGCAAAATCAGTGGAATGCAATTTTCAAAGGTCGTCAATATGAAGTTGACACTTTTGAGGGTCGCAAGCAAGTGGCAGAAATGATTGATTCCGCATTGAGTCCTGAAAACTTGACCTGCGACGGTGAACTTCCCCGTAGTCAAGTGCAAGCAAAGTATCGTGCATTGACTGCCGCGGCACAGGATCTCATCAAAATGGATCCGAGGGTTGCTCAGTATATGTACGAATTTTCTGAGGTGTAAAAATGAGTAACATTATAACAACGGTCGTAGGCATTATAACCCTAGTATTGGTCGTCAGTTTTTTACTGAGTTGGCCGGTGATGATGTTGTGGAACGGCTGTTTGGTCGGTGCAATTGATGGTGTACATGAAGTGTCCTGGCTACAGGCTTGGGGCATTAGTGTATTGTGTGGATTTTTGTTTAGAACTACTGCGAGTACAAAATGAGTAAAATGGCTGATTTGAGTTTGGAAATCCAATCCATGTTGGAAGATGGGGATCATCCTACTAAAATTGCAAAAATACTTGAAGTTCCGCTAGGATGGGTGTATGACACACTTGAATCTATGGAACCAAATGAGGAAGAACTAAGCCCTTTTGCAACGGTTAATTCTTAAAATGATAATTCTAAGTGTTTTTTTCATGGTAATGACAGGGTATTGGCTTCTCGAATCTGAGAAGTATTCCTTTGCTTGGTGGATAACCGGAATAGCATTTAGTCTTAATACTTTATCAGTATTAATGCATTTGGGTTAAAGCCATGAAGGAACTGACTATGCAGGAATCATGCTGTAAAAGTAATACTTTAACATTACAGTTTTTGAAAACAAAAGTATTCATTTTTCCCAGTTAGGTGCTCTAGGACCAATTCTTTTTCGAGGGATAGATACTGACACACCTCAAAAGAATTTGCCAAAGGTTGACAATAAATCGGTTCGGGTATATAATACATGTATTGATTGATTAAAGGAGCTAGCAAATGATTAACGAATCAAAAGTTTTGGAAGTTGTGAAATCTGTGACCGATACCAATGCTTACTTTTTCAACGGTACATTGTTTTTGGAGACGGTTGATAGCAAAGTTGCTGTTGACGTTTTCAATGCGATTTGGGAACAAGTGACTGCCACTATTGCTTTTGTCAAGGCAGGTAATGAAACTATGTACGATTTTATCGGTTGACAATAAATGGATTTGGGTATATAATAGAATCTTAAACAGTAAAGAAAAGGACTAGAAAATGGCTTACATGAATCAAGAACGCAAAGCAAAAATCTCCAAAGCACTTAAGCCTATTTTGGCTAAGTACAAGGTTAAGGGTTCACTGAGTGTCCACAATCATTCTAGTATTGTGTTGACCCTCAAATCTGGTGCTATTGATTTTATTGGCAATAGCAACAAAGTTTGTGGCAATGACCACTATCAAGTGGCACGTGGTTTTAAACCCGAAACTAGTGGTCACAGCCAAGTCAATCCATACTGGTTCCAGGATCACTATGATGGCAAGGCAAAGGCTTTCTTGACCGAGGCATTCAAAGCACTGAAGTCGGCCGATTGGTATGACGAATCGGACGCAATGACTGATTATTTCAACACTGCCTATTATGTTGATATTAACATCGGTAAGTGGAACAAGCCCTATGAAGTTGAAGGTTCTTGGAACACGGTAACTGTTTAAGGAATTCATATGAATAAGAAAGATAAAAAAATCTTTAATTTTATTATGTCACTAAACGAATATCAATATGATGTTTGGTTGGAAACAATTAGTGATGAATATGTAGAATATGCCAATCAATTATTTGAAATGGCACATGCTGACATAGATTCAAAAACGGTTACAGAATTTGATGATGTAAAATTAATTCTTTCACGTTTTAGATTGAAGGCATAATATGAACAGTTATTGGGTAATGGTAAAATATAAAGATGAACCGGGTGCTGGTTTCGGTCGTGTCTATCTTAATGCAGACAATCCTTTTCAGGCCATTCAAATGGCAAAATCAATGTATGGTCGATTATTGATTTCCGAATCAGTAAATATGGCCTAATCGAATAATGGGTAACATAATGGTTGACAATAAAACCCACTTGTGTTATCATTATAACAGTGCTGAGTGATATCAGTACATTTTTTAAACTTAGCTTTTTTAAAGGAAACATAATGGCTAATTCTAATCAAACTTTCAAAGTCGCTGGTATTACTATTCACAATGGTAACGCTAAAGTTCGTTTCACTGATGACATGGTCCGTCGCATCAAGCAATTTACGAAAGGTGGCGCATCACGTGTCGATTTCGTTGAGTTGCCTAGTGAGATGACTAAAGTAGAAGCATTGAAGCATTTGGCAACATTGCCCGAGTTCGCTAGCCCCTCCGATCAGGCAACTATTGCCGATACACTTGCTGACAAAGTAAAAGAAGCAAGCAAGGGTGAAGTCAAAGTTAAGGCTACTAAAACAAAGCCTAGCATTGATGCTATCAAAGCACGTGCTAAGAAAAACAAAGAAGTGTCCGCAGAAGAAGTTTTATCTGCTATTTCTGAGTAATCAAAGGGGCTTCGGCCCCATTTAAAATGAATACGAATCTATCTACATTCCGTCGCTCGTTTAATCCTCGTAGAGAATTTAATCCAGCAGATAAAAAAGATTTACTAGAATTCAAATTCTTTAAAAAGAACGGCAAATGGAAAACTGGTTGTCCGTTTTATCTAGAGGATCCGTTCGTTGAGATTCCAGCAATGTGTGAAAGTAAATTCACTAATTACATGCTAGAGAAGATGAAATAAAAAAGCCCCTTAATTGGGGCTTTTTTATTTAGGCAATTTGTTTCTATGAAAGCTCCAGAAATCTGGATCGCTTGGTTTTGGGTCTTGTTGTAAATTCATAATATTTCCTTAAGTGCTAAATGTGAATGGATAGTTGTATGTTGCGGCACCAGTCTGACCTTGTATAAAGAATACAAGAGGGCCACCTGGCCAGCTTGATGGCACAGTAACAACTCCAAATTTTATTCCCGGTGCTACCATTTTATATCCTTTTGTCTATTTATCGATTTAACCTATACGCCAGTTAGTTCCGTCACACCAAACACATACAGTATTTGAACCGCCGTTACCTACAATCTCACCAAAGTTTCCTACTGGTGCTAAGTTAGCGTCACTAACAAATGCTCTAAATCCTGCTACTGCATATTGACCGGATGGCAATGTATCTACTGTTAGAACAGGACTTTGAGTAACTCCGGCTTCGGTAAACAAATAGTTTCTAGCATTGGTTGTTAATGTAACACCATTTACTGATGTTAGTCTATTTGGCAGTGTGAACTGAGTAATCTGAATAGGAGAAGTGGCTTCAGTTACAGTGAAATATCCAGCACTTCCACCTGTGTATGGGATAGAAACTGTAGTAGATATAGGACCACCTGGACCAACAAGTGTTATCGGATCACCTGCTTGCATCAATGCTAACACTCCTAACATATAAGTAGAAGATGCATTAGTGAATGTTACAGTTATACCATCCCATTCTAAATCGTCATACTGATATAGTATATCAAATGTAACAGGTGGAATATTATTTGTTATTGCGCCACCTTCTGGTAGTGTTAAGTTACCATCTGCGCTAAATGTCCATTGATGTGAGACATTAGCGGCACTTGTATAAATTGAAAAATTTGTGTCAACATTATTGAATAAAGCGAATTCATTGGGTGCTAAGGATCCGCCTAAAGAACTACCTTCAGGTGAGTATAGACCACCGTCTGCACTAAATGTCCATTGATTACTGTTAGCACCAGTGTTAGATTGTATAACAACACCATTAGCACCAGCCAAAGTTGCTGTGTTAGTAGTATAGTCTAATCCTAAGTTTACTTTGTACGGGTCTGCAAAGTTAGCAGTCAATCCTGATGTACCTGCACCTAGTGTCCATACAGCACCACCGCCCGGGATAGTTAAGTTACCATCTGTGCCAAACGTCCAGGTATTGCCAGCGCCGTTGGAATCAGTATAGATTACTACATTGCTGTGGGCATAGACATTTGCGTCAGAGTCGCCATAGACCTGAATGCCTGATGTGTTGCTGTCAGAATTGGCTTCGAGTCTGATGCCATTGCCGGCCACTATGGTCGTGGTATCTGGCAAGGTCAAGTTACCATCATTACTAAACTGCCATGTTGCCAGCACATTGCTTGCGTTACCGTACTCAGTAAGAACCAAACTTATGTCAGGAGAATAAATTCGTATGCCGCCCATTTCACTTTGGATTTTTGTTTCAGCAGTTGTATCAAAAGTTATACCATGGCTGTCGCCTGGTAAAGTTAGATTACCATCTGTGCCAAAGTCCCATAGACTAGGACCAGTGTTACCACCATTTTGTCCTACTGCGATTCTAACAATGCCTGATCCTGGAATCGGATTAGCGTATACTGCCGCTATATTACTAGTGCCGATATTACCGATATCTTCTACCCATACTGATGATACAGCACCATTGGCTCCTGATGATATTGCTAGCAACGGTTTATCATCATTTGGTTGTATCAATGCGGAAACTGTGCCAAACACATTAGCGTTACCTGCTATTACAAGATTGCCTGGTAAGTTAAACTTACCAGTTGTGTCAAAACTCCAAGTATCGCCATTGCCATTAGAATCGTCAGTGTTAATTACTACGTTGCCGTTGGCTTCTAATTTTACAAACTTATTGTCAGCCCCAAAGTATTGGTCATAATAAGCATTGTTGCCTGTATCAAGGTGAATGTGTGTAGGATAGTCACCACCACGTACTCTTAAGTATTGTAGATTTGCTGTGCTATTTGTACCCGGAGCAAGATATAATCCGCCACCGCCGTATTCATCACCGGTGCCTATTACTACTTGATTGTCAAATGTAACGTTGCCTGTGTTACCGCTACCACCAATTGATACTTGTGTACCGTTAGCATAGTTAACTGCAAAAGTATTACCTGGTAATGTTAAGTTGCCAGTGCCATCAAATCTCCAAATCTTTGTAGCAAAACCATCACCTAAATCATCTGATAATGATATTCTATAAGTTGCGTTGCCTAATTCTGAATTAAATGCTAACTCGCCTCCGCTGGTATTAGCATTGCCTACTTCGTCAAGATAATTTACTAAGAATCCGCCGTCACTACCAGTAACATTAAACGCTACTGTTGTATTATTGTTTGCTGTAATATCGCCGGGCACCGTACCGATAGACATATTGCCTACCTTAATCGCTCCTGGTGCAGTGAGATTACCACCTTGGTCAAAGATCCAAGGTTGATTACTTGCTGTATAAAGATTGATATTGCCTAGGTTAGAGACCATATCAATATCACCACCGACACCTGAACCGATGTTGATTGTAGTATTACCGTTAGCAAGTCCTTGTAACTGTAATGCTCCACTACCGTGTATATTTTGTGGTACTGTTAGTGTGCCGGTGTTGTCAAATACCCACTGACTTGAACCTGCCTCAACTAGAACATTACCGTATCCTGGCAAGCCTATTGCTGATTGACCGCCTCTAACTGTTACTGCACCACCGTTGGCTGATTGACTATAACCACCTTGTAGTAATATGTTAGCACCATTAATGTTTCCACCACCAGATTGACCGGCTTGAATTTGAATATTACCGCCGATACCACTACCACTTGATCCGCCGGTGATGTTAACATAACCACCGTAACCATTTGAACTATATCCACCATCAATATTGACATAACCAGCATTGTCAGCACCATCACCGCCGGCTAAATTGATATAGCCACCTGAGCCAGTAGCACCATCACTATCGCCTGCGTAAATCTTAATGTCACCTCCATTGGTATCTGCGTCACCTGCCCAGAGGTAAACATCGCCACCTTCACTGAACTGACCGTTACCACGTTGACCTTGAATGATTAATCGTTGTGCGTTAATATTTGCTGATGGAGTAGGACCTGTGATAACTGCTTGTTGGGTATCATCACCAAACTGTAATGTTTGTGCAGTTTGGTTGCCACCGTTGTGTAAATCTACAGTTAATGTTGGGAATATTGTGCCACCACCATTAGTAAAGGTCCAATTATAATCAAGTTCGGTGATAGGGTCACTTACACCGATGCCTACCAATTTATCTGCGCTACTTATTCCTACCCTAGCAATATTATTACCACCTGCATCATAACTGTTCAATCCTAAGAAGCCATTAGGACAAGTATTGAATTGAGTTGTATTGCCGTATATAGCAATATTAGCGTCATTGGGTAATGTAAGATTTCCATCACTATCAAATGTCCAAATGCCACCTACATTACCGGTATTAGAGCTCCAAGACTGAACATACACATTGCCGTCCCAACTGACTAGCACATTGGCATCATTGTCTTTTCCTAATATAAGATTTGCGTTGGCGCTAGCAACAAGATGAAGGTCTGGTCCAGATGTTAAGAAGATATCTAAATATGAACCACTATTAGCAGGATCTGGCTGTAAGTTTAAGTTTCCTGTACCAATGATATTAATGTTATCAAATGTAACATTACCTGTATTAGCATTACCGCCTCCTGATGCCGGAGCAAAAACTCCGTTACCGTATAATACATTACTAGAACTACCACTCAGTGATATTGTAGCAATATTTCCTAGACCAATGACATTAGCAGCCGCTACTGCAAATGCAGTATTAGCAACGTTAGCATTAGGAACAAACCCACTTACATTTGCACCTGCAATATTTGTTAAGTTAGCACCACTACCAATAAAATAGTTTGCAGTAACACTATTACCACCGGTAATTGAAGTGTACGCTGTTAAGTAACTAACATTGGCTCTAATAACATTAAGAATATTATTACCAGCATCATATGTAAAATTACCCTGACCAGCAAAGGCACCGTTGTTATTAAATTGAACTTGCGTGGTAGAACCACCGGGTGTGCCATTACCACTACCACCAAATACATAACCATTGGCATAGTAATAGTGATCGGTATAAATTGCATTAGGTCTTATATTACCACTGGCATTTACATTTATAGCATTCACATTACCGTAGATAGTTGCAGACGATGCGGCAAAGTTTACTGTGTTTAATTGATTGTTACTTGCATCCCATGTTAAGCCTGGATTACCATCAAAGTTACCGGCATTATTAAATTGAAGTTGGCTATTCGCACCTCCTACTTCACCATTACCGGAACCACCACCGGCTACCCATGAAAGATTGCCAGCACCGTCAGTCTGTAAATATTGACCGTTGTCACCACCTGTAATTTTTAAAGTACCAACACTCAAAGTACCAACACTAGTGATATTTGGTTGTGCGGCATTTGCTACACTGTATGCTATGGTAGAAAGAAATGCAGGCTCTAATGTATTGCCTGCTTGTGTTAATATAAAATTAGCTACATTGCCAACTGCTACTTTAGCAGTAATTGCCGTACCAGTAGTATTAACTACCGGTAATATGGTTGATGCTGAAAGGCCATTACCTATACTTGGCAGTTGCGTTATTTTTATTGTTGTATTTGCCATTTAATTATCCTAATTATGCAAAGGCTACGCCATTCTGTCCAATACAGAACCACTTACTGTTAATGTATTGTAATGTACATCCATCACCTATATCACCAAATGTGATTGTACCTGTTCCTGAACTTTTCCAGCCAGCGTTAGTAACTGTGATAACCATGTCACCACCATCAACCACCATCATAAATGTTTTTATTTGTCCCGCAGTACCTGCGGCTAATGTTGCAGTGCTTGGTGCCGTAGTAGTAAAATAACTTGCGGTAACTGTTAAACTAGCGGCAGAACCACTGGCAAGATTCTCACTGCCACTTAATAACAATCTACCTGTTATTGCTACGTTAGCAGGTATCTCAACGTTCATTGTACCAGTACTTGTGACTGGACTATTTGTAACTGTTAGTGAAGAACTAGATAATCCCACACTAGTTACCGTACCACCTGTAACTGTAGCAGACACAGTAATGTTACCATTACTACCGCTTAAGTTAATACCACTACCTGCACTTAATCGTGTTACGCCAGTATTAATGATATTGATGTTTCCAGAAGTAGTTACTGGACCACCGGACACTTGTATACCTACGCCACTCGTAGTTAAATTCACACTTGATACTGTACCTACTGAAGATGCATTTGCAATAGTAGTGACTCTACCATATTGGTCAACTGTAACAGTTGGATATGTATATGTCCCTGCTAAGTTAGCAAAACTTGGTAAATTGACTATAATATTACCGGAACTAACAATATTACCGCTACTGGTAGTATTAACAGTTAGTGTAGAAGAATCAACACCTACGCTAGTAACTGTGCCGCTACTCCCGTTCCCGCCACCATTACTTGAGATAGTAACATTTCCGTTACTGCTACTGAGTGATATTCCAGTACCGGCTAGAATATTTACTACGCCGGTATTTGTAATAGTGACTACGCCGGTAGTTGAATTGGCAGTAGTTGATATGCCTGCATCACCGTTGAATATGTTATATGGGCTAGCATTAGCGAATAACGTATTGAAGTTTGTTACAGTTTTGTTAAATGCGGAGTATAATGAATCACTCCCAGACGATTCGTTGGGTAATCCTACTTGTATAACCTGTATTCCAGAAATTGCCATGATTTAATCCTTATTATGTATTTATCAATAAGGATCAAATCATGTTTATCCTGGATTAAAGCTACTCCCGCAACCGCATGTTGATTCTGCTTTTGGATTTTTGATATTGAATCTTGAACCCTGTAAGTCATCTACGTAGTCAATCTCGGCACCAGTTACATACTGTGCCGACATACTGTCAATTAGTACACTGGTCCCACCTGAGGTAATCTCAAAATCATCCTCATTTTTTACTTCATCTATGGTAAAACCATACGAAAATCCAGAACATCCTCCACCTTGGATGAACATTCTTAGTCGAGATTCAGGTGTCTCATCTATTAAGATTTCTTTAATTTTTTCTTGTGCTGATTCAGTAATTGTTATCATAACACATATTTATCTTATTTCATTAACCTATTAACTTCTATGTGATTTAGTAATGTTTTGGCAAATGCGTCATGTGATTTGATACCTGCATGACTTAAATCTCTAGCCCTATCAAGTCCCGGCATATGTAAATCGTGAACACCGTAACCTTGTTGACCACCAAAGTTAAAAGGTATCATCGGACACGGAGAACAAGTTTTTAACAATTCGTGTGTCATGGCTTTCCTTGCATAAAACATTCCGGTATTTTCAGCATTCACTATAAATGATACCTGTTCAGGAGCGGTGTGCCATGATCCTCGCTCTAATCCACGCTGTGTCTTAAAATCATACTCAACATATCTACTATGATCTGGCCATTGTACTAGAACTAGTTTAGGTTTTTTATTTATGGTAAAAAACCAAGTTAATAAATTGTACTCTACTACATCTATACCAGTAGCAGGAACAGCTAAATTGTAATAATCTACTCCCAATTCTTTGCTGACTATATAGGGATAAGTTTTTTCTAACTCTAGTCCCACACCCATTGTATGACTGCATCCTATAAATAGAATATAATTATCTTGGTCTATATCTTTAAAATTTTTAGACCGATGGCCTTGATTGTTAAAGGAGTATGTTAATGTTTTATTATGATAATACCAATCAGATGGCTGTGCCGCTGAATTTTTATTGAATTGTGCAGTTGAATCTCCACCGACAAAATTGTAGATAACGTTAGACACATCACTTCCTAAAAAATCATTATAAAGTTTCATGGTCTATTTTGTACCTTTACTTTATTAAATTCTGCAATTATCAGTTCACTTATTGTTTTGTGGTCAAACAAATCACCGTCATGTTTTATGTTAATGGTATTATTTTTAAATGCAGGTATTTTATCTTTAAACACTATCTGATATATAGGGGCCTTAATAAGATTAGATAACAATTTGTCTGTAAAATATTGTCTTGTTAAAAAATAGTTTGTTGTATTTCCAGCATCTAATACTGATCGAACTTTCTCGTTGTTCAAATCACATGGATCAAATCTAGTATAATTTTGGTCAGTTACAAGAAAAGAGTTTAGAAATTCATTACTAATGATAATAGCACGTGGCTTTTGAGGTATCTTGTGATACCAGGTAATTAAATTATATCTTAGAGAATCAAGACCACCATTGAAAATAGATAGGTTGTAGTAGTCTATTTTAAGTGCGTTGCTAGTTAAATAAGGATAGGTTTCTTCTATCGGTGTTCCCCACCCTACTCCAACATTATCTCCTGCAAAAAGAATATAATTATGTAAATTAATTTCTTCAATCTCTTTGCATCTATGACCCCGAGAATTAAAGATATCTGCTAGTTCGTGACCTAAAAGACTATCATAAAATTGCATTACCTACGCCTTGTAATTCTTCCTTTTGTCAGGTCGTATGGGCTAAACTCAACTTCTACTGTATCTCCTAGTAGAATTTTAATATCATGTTTACGCATTTTGCCTGATATGTAACCAGTCACCGTGGGTCCACTGGTTAAGATTACTCTAAAGACAGCATTGGGTAATACATCTATTACCTTGCCATCCATCTTAATACCTTCTTCTTTTGCCATTTTGTTTTTCTTTAAACTCCTTTAAATCTTATCCACGGCGCATCTTTGCAATATCAATTGCATCTTGATCGCAGAACACCGGGACTGCATTGCTCTTATGTAATTGACCAATGCCTATCATTTTTGTACCTGTATATACAGGAGATGCTTTATATGTACCTGCACCTTCTCCACCTGTATTGAGTGAGGGAATATGTGCGGTAGTACGTCCGGGAGGTGCAGATAACTTATATTGCAATGGCTCAGCCGATAAAGCACGTTTGCGCTTTTTATCGTCGGCATCAACTTCCCATTTTTTCTGTAGTTCTTTCCAGTCGGCATCAAGTTGTCGAGCCTTTTGAGCCTCTGCACTGTTTCGAAACTTAATCTTGCCTTTACGTTTACCACCGGTACTAAGCCAGGGTCCTTCTAAATGCATGGTCATGATGTGTGGGTCATAGTTATTAAACAGTTTCTAGTATAGCAGATTGTGGATTATTTGTCAAATCTTAACGCTTTAAGATTGCCCAAACTTTCTCTTTTTCGATGATTTCGGCTTCAAGTTCTTTATAGCGTTTGCCCAATTCTTTTAGTTCATCCCATCTATCTTCTAGTTCAGGATTTGGGTGAAGTATTGCCAATCGTTCTTCAATCTTAGCAAACATATCAGCTATGTTCTTGCCCTTGATAGTAACTTCCCCGTCAAACTCAGCGTCACCTTTAACCTGTAATGTATTGCCTTGTAAATTTGGGTCTGCTGAAATAGTTGCCCAACCAGTACTAGAACCATTAGAAGTTAATACTTGGTTTTGACTAGTATTCGTTGCCCAATATAGACCAGTAGACATAGTATCTGTTGAAGTAATTGTGTATCCGCCCGTTGACGGGCTGTTAATTGTTATTGTGTCATTCATATTTGGGTAATTGTGTGTCATATTTTCTTTAATATATAATGCCCATTTTCGTCTAATCCAAAATCAATAGTGTCGCCCTCTTTCCAGCCCATTTGATCTAGTAATGTTTGTGGGATAGGTACAAGAACATCTCCGGAGTCTGGATCTTCTTGGGTAATAACTTCGTATCGTGTGTTGTTTTTTCCGGGATTAGGTAATGCCATATAAATTATTTATTATTTAAGTATGGTGCATAAATCTTTTCTAGTTCACTGATAGTATGGTCAGTGTTACTATCCTCGTGTTTTACAGCAATGCCACCTGCATCACTCCAAGCATTAAGATACTTACCAAAATCATCTACTAGTACGTTTACATCATCACCGTTCTTTGCGTATTTGTATTTGGCACTAGTAAAGATAGCATTACTACTTGTGCCTGGATTGAATTTATCTAACCAATCACGCTTTGCATCAATGCTGTTCTTAGAGTATGGCCCTCGTAATGGAGCACTCAATACCGTAAACGGAATCTTGTTTTTATGTAACCATTGAATAATTGCTTGTCCACCATTTAATGGGCCTAAACCACGAAAAAAATTATATACTTCTTCCGGACCACTATGTGCCAATTCATTAATAGCATCTTCTGGATGGGCTATTTCTTTATAATGGTTTAGACCGTGCCGCTTCGCCCAAGCTCCAAAGAAATCAGCTTGTACTCCATCCATATCTAAGTATAGATGCGGCATCTTTTTGTTTGTGTCTTCCATTAAATCCCTAATTTTCATTAACTCTCTCCTGACCTCGCGGTCTTGATATCTTCTGGGTCAATCTTTTTCTTTTTAACAATAGGTTGTTTTGCAAGATTATCAGCTTCATCTAGTGCTTCGTGAAATTTAGCATTAGCTTGTGCTTCAACTTTTTGTGTTTCCATAACACGGTCTGATTCAATCATTTTACCACGTAAGTGTAACACAGTATTGACTTTCTGATTTAATCGTATCAAATCATTATCTAACATACGAATGCGGTCAATTAATGCAATCAACACAGCATTAGCGTCATTGATAACTGGTTTAACTTCTTTTGTAGCCCATTCCCAAACATATTTGATAATGAAACCCATACCAACTGCCATGACAATTGGAAAACCATACTTATTAATTAGTGTTACTATATCCATATTTTACTCTCTTTTCTTATTATTATCAATGTTTTCGGTAATGCCTGTTAGCAAAAATGCTTCCAACTCATCGACCCTTACAAGTATCTTTCTACCTTCTGAATTTTCTATTATTTTCCAGTAATCTCCTTTTTTCCAATTCAATTGATCTGTGTTTAATTCTGGATCTGGAATCATCAATGTGGGACTTAAGTCCCAGTTATAGTCAATATATAACATATCCGTCTGCCTGTGCTTCGTTAACTATTGGACATACTTCACTATACTTTAATAAAAATTCTGTCATTATAATACCTTCTGGAACCCAAAATCTAGTACGATTTAAATGTGGTTCAAATTTTAGTTTCTTATTTGATACCCACTCAACAACTTCTAAAAATCTTTCATTTCTGGTGTGAACACAGTATTGATTCATTAATCTCTCCTTGCATCATTCTTACCATCAGCACGTGCAATTCTATCTACGTCAGGACGTAACCCTAATGCATTACTAACGATTGTATCAATACGTACTACATCATGGTTCATGGTTTTTACACGATTATCTAATGCGGTAATGATGCCAGCCATGCCTTTTATGGCACTTAGTACACCTGCTAATAGTAGTTTGATTGTGAGATAAACAAAGTATCCACCGGCTAGTGCAACGGCAATCGGGAACCCCAAATCACCTATTATCTTAAAAACTTCTCCCATAATTGCTCCCTCTATGTATTACGCTATATTTTTGATATAAATCAACTAAATATATGAGTATTTTATATTTATCGGAGCAGACAATGATAAGAGGTATAGCAATAAGTACCCTGACGATGCTCACAATTTCTGCCTTTTCGGCTGAACTTCAGCATCAATTTAATAGCCCATCCTTTAGTGGTTCAGGGTATAGTAGCCATATCCTAACAATAAAACAGTTAGAAGATTTACAAAAAGATAAAAATAAGGCTTTAGCAGATACTTTAAAGGCTAAAGCTGAAAGTGAAGCACTAAACACCCCACAAGCTAAGTTTTTAGCTAATTTAGAAGCAAGAATTTATAGTCAATTAGCTAAACAATTAACTGACAGTATGTTTGGTGAAGGGTCAACGTGTACCACAAAAGGAGTAGTGTGTGGAACTATTCCGGATTTGGGTGGTAATAACATCAGTTGGAAATTGGGTGACGGGAGTGATAACGGATTAATTATAATCACAATTACAAATAACAGTAATCCATTACAAACAACAATAATGAAAGTACCGGCGGGTACATTTTACTTCTAATGAATAAACTACTACTATTATCATTTGTTGTACTATTGTCAGGTTGTGCTCTAAGTAGTGCTACTCGTAATATGATTACGGGCCAACAATTTGATAATCCTGTTATAGAAAATGTATATTTAAAAAAAGATGATAATAAATTACAACCCCCATCTGATGGTCCTATCACTATCGCTGTATATGGATTTGCTGACAAGACAGGTCAGCGTAAATCATTGGCTAACATAGCTAGTTTAAGTTCGGCAGTAACACAAGGGGCCGAAAGTTATTTGATTAAAGCATTGCAGGATGTAGGTAACGCTAGATGGTTTACTGTATTAGAACGTGTTGGGTTAGAAAATATCATTAAAGAAAGACAGATGATACGTCAAGCACGTGAACAATATCAAGGTCGTGATGCTAAATCATTACCACCAATGGTGTTTGCTGGAGTATTAGTTGAAGGTGGAATTATTGGCTATGACAGTAATACATTGACCGGTGGCAGTGGTGTAAGAATTTTAGGTATTGGTACTAGTACGCAATACCAAAGTGACACAGTTACAGTTAATTTAAGAACAGTTAGTGTTAGTACCGGAGAAGTATTAACAAGTGTAACAGTTACTAAAACTGTATTGAGTTATATGGATAAGGCAGGTATATTGCGTTTTACTGATGGCGGTACAAGCGCAGTTGAAGCAGAGATTGGTGCAAGTATTAATGAAAGTATCAACAAAGCAACTAACCTTGCCATACAGGCCGCCGTCATTGATACAATACGTGAAGGCGCCCGTAAAGGACATTGGAATTTTAAACAGGAGGAAAAGAAAAATGAGTTGGTTCAAACGCAGACCCCACCTAAAGACAGCCCCAAAGCTACAACCCCATCACCAAAGCCCAGCTTCGAAAAAAATTCTGGAGGAGACGAAAAGAGAAGTTTCTGGGATAGAGTCAAAGATGGATTTAGACTTAAACAAGAAGAAGTAACCAAATAAAATATACTTGTTAGATGACACCTACAGTCTAACAAGTATCTAACAAAAGATAGTAGGTAAAACAACAGGGTCAAACCCAAGGAGCGTAACCAGGAATAATAACTGATTACTGTAATTAAATGAAGCATTATAATAATTATAATAGGGTGCTTTCAGCGATAACATTGGCATTAATGATGCTAACAGGTACTAGTATGGCGCAAGTATTAAATACTTCCACTGGTCCAAATAAAGTGTATATTGAACAGATTGGTAACACCAATACTGTTACGATAGAACAAACCGGCGGTACTAATAATATTGGTGGTGTTACCAATGCACTACCTAGCAATACTAACTATGCTACTATCAATGGTAATAGTAATACAGTTGCTATGATTCAAAAAGGTGATAACAACTTAGGTCAGTATAATATTAAAGGTAACAATAACGATTACACAAGTATTGTTACTGGAAATAATAACAAGACTAAGTTAACTATTGGTGATGCTAATAACGCAAGTAATTTGCGTAATATTGTTACTGAAACTATATTAGGTAATGACAATACTGTTATTCAAAATATCATTGGTAATGATATACTAAGTACATTATCTATCACAGGTAGTACCAATGAAGTTACTAAAGACTTGAAAAGTACTAAAGGCATAAGTGACGTTACTATTACTGGAGATAATAACAAACTTGATATTGAACAGCTTGATGCTAGTGGTGCAAACGGTCATAATTTGAAAAAAGTTATTCAAGGTAACACTAATAGTATTGTAACTCAACAACAAGGTATTAACGATACTACAATTGATATTAAAGCTACCGGTGATAGTAATACTATTACTATCCGCACAAGTAGTGCTAGTACAATTGCAAATCCAAAGACAGCAGTAGCAAGATAATATGCGTAAGTTTGTGTTGTTATTATGCTTGTTCACAAGTATTAGCACCTGGGCAAGTATAGGTAATGTGTCAGAATCAGCCGGCGCCCCCGGGGAGATAACTCGGGGGAAAGAAAAAGTTGTAGGTAGTAAAGGTGCTGGCATTGAAAGTAACGACATATACACCACTAAGAACGGAAATGTACAACTATCCTTTAAGGATGATACAAAAGTAAAAATAACAGAAAACAGCCGTCTATTAATAGACGATTTTGTTTTTGATCCCAAGAAAAGTGATGCAGGTAAATTAGCACTTAAAGTTGGTATGGGCACTGTTCGCTATGCTAGTGGACAAATATCAAAAACAAATAGCCAACAAGTAACAATTAAAACACCCACAGCAAGTATTGCTGTTCGTGGTACAGATTTTACAATGACTGTCGATGAAGCAGGACAGTCGTTAATAGTTTTAGTTCCAAGTTGTAAAGATAACGAAAAAGTAAAAGATTACGAATTAGAAGAAAACAAATGCAAAGTTGGTAGTATTGAAGTAGAAACATTAGCAGGTAAAGTTATATTGGATCACGCATTTCACGGTACATTTGTTAGGAGCACTAATATGCCACCAACTGCACCAGTCGTAATGAATACAATTGAAGCAAAACTAACAAATAATTTAATTCTCGTAAAACCAATGGAGATTATAAGAGCGGTTAATAATCAAACCGGTAAAAGTAAAAAAGAAGAACAAGAACTAGAAGAAGAACAAAATAATAGATTAACCAATAATATTAAAAAACAAGATGCTCAAGAACAAGCAAAAATTATAGAGGCGAATAGTTATAAACCAGATTTAAGTTGCAACGCTACAACCACTGTTTGTGTTTTATGGGAAAAGAGCGATGGTGAATTACTAGCTAGGGGTAGAGCTATAGCATACCGTAATAATGAAAACGAACACTATGCTGAAGTAAAAACGCAAGGTTACAATTCAAACACATTAATTACCATAGTTCACAACGATCACGTAGCCTATGATTTAATTGGTGACGGATCACCCGGTGGCAATATTGTTTATATTAAACAAAACGCAGGATTAAAAAAGAAATGACAGGTAGAGAATTACAAATGATGTATCAACAATGGTGTCAGGGTAATGAAGGCCATGGTTTTCGTTGGTTAGACTTTGTTGAAATGGCAGCAAGACAATTTAAACAACCAGAAAGTGAAGTACTCAGAGAGTTACAAAAACATTACTGGTTTGTAAAAAATAACAAATGAAAAAAATATTATTATCATTATTATTTTCTAGTTCAACATTTGCTCAAGTTTACATTGAGCAAGTGGGCAACTACAATATTGTTAACGTAGAACAGACCGGAAACGGAACCAACTACATTAATTACTATAGTGCCGGCTCTAATAATATCGTGACTATGGAACAACGTAGTACCGGTGGAAACAAATCAATACAAGCTAATGTTAACAATAGCAATAACACAGTTTTGCTACAACAAAAGGATAATGGAAATCATTCTATCATATTAAACTTAACTGGTGGATATAAAGATGTAGATATATTACAGCAAGGAAGTGCAGGACATCAAGCAAATGTAACATTAACTGGATTACCGGCTGGCTTAAGTTTAAGTCAAAGTGGTTCTACTCAACAATCATACTCATTAACCTTTAATTGTGCTATACAGGCTGGTTGCGCCAAATTATCAGTACAACAGGGAAACTAAATAAATCATGTTCAAAAAAATTATACTCAGTCCCTGGACCGCTATACTTACATTAATAATTGTATTATTAGTAAGAATAGCCGACCCATCATTCGTAGAATCTGTTCGTCTACGCTATTTTGATACACTCATTACTAACAAAGCCCCGACAGAAAATAACATTTATACAGTTAATGTAGATGAAATAACACTAGACAAGTATGGACAATGGCCATTGCCAAGAGGTGAGTACGCAAACATAATAGAAGACTTATATAAACGTAATGCTGGTCTTGTTGTATTCAACGTGTTGATGCCCGATGCTGATAGAAGCGGACAAGATAGTAAGTTAGCAAATGTAATGAAACAATATCCAGTTGTTCTTCCCAATGTACCTAGTGATAAAACAAAAAACATTCCTCGTAACCCCGGTGCGGCAGTATTAGCCCCCGAACATTTAGGTAAGATAGTTCAGTACCCGGGCATCATTGCCAACGTACCTCTATTGGAGAATAGTGCTTATGGAGTTGGAACAGTTAATACATTGCCAGAGATTGATGGTGTTAATCGCAGAATACCATTGATAGCAAGTGTAGATGGCAAACTCTACCCAAGTTTAAGTATGGAAGTGTTAAGAGTAGCCGCAGATGATACAACATTTCAAGTTAAACTAAATGAGAATGGTGTAGAGAAAATGCGTATACCTAAGTTTGGCCCTATTACTACAGATAACTTGGGCCGTATTTGGATTGATTATAGTCAACAAAGTAAATCAGTAAGTCTAATGGATCTGCCAAAAGACTTTGGTGGTGCTATTGTTATAGTAGGTTTAACAGCAAGTGGATTAAACAACCCTGTACCAACAAGTAAAGGTAGTGTTTGGCCACATGATGTTCAAGCAAGTGTGATTGGTACGATGTTTAACAAAGTTGTTATTGTTCGTCCTGATTATGCTGATGGGGTAGAACTTATCGCTATACTAGTGTTAGGTTTATTAGTTATATTCTTATCAAGGTGGACATATGTTGGACTTGCCTCAGTGGTTGTATTGGTCGGTGGTGGCATTGCTGGCAGTATGTTTGCTTACAGCAATTTTCTATTCTTATTCGATGCTACTGCCTTTGCAGTTGGCACAATTATGGTCGCTTTGCATGCCTATGGCATCAAGTTTGTAAGTGAGTTCTTGCAAAAGCAACAGATTAAGAAACAGTTTGGTAGTTATGTTAATCCAACAATTGTTGAACGATTACAGAAAGATCCAAGTCTAATTAAACTAGGTGGTGAGAAACGTGAACTATCTATTGTTATGACTGACTTACGTGGCTTCACTAGCTTGGGTGAAAGTTTTGGTGATGACGTTGAAGGTTTAACACAGATTATGAATGACTATATGACTGCATTAAGTGTTCCTGTATTGAAGAATGATGGTACATTGATTAAGTTCATCGGTGACGCAAGTTTACACGTACATGGCGCACCATTGGATGATCCTAAACATGCGGTAACTGCTGTTAATACTGCAATGCAAATGATTGACGCAATTACAGAATTTAATAAAGAATTAATTGCTAGCGGCCGACCACCAGTTGGTATGGGTGCAGGTGTTAATACAGGTGAAACATTGATTGGTAACATTGGTGCTAAAACTAAATTTGGATATGATGTTTTGGGAGATTCAGTATCTACTGCGGCACGACTAGAAGGTCAAACTAAAGGGTATGGTGTACTATGTATCATTGGACCTAATACAAATGAACAAGTTAAAGATGAAATCTTTACATTAGAACTAGATTGTATTGCGGTGAAAGGTAAGACAATAGGATTAAATATCTTTACCCCATTAAAGACTGATGCAAACAGCATGGCGGAATATCTATCAGCAAGAGAGTTACATGATTTAATGATAGATTATTATAGAGAACAGAAATGGGATCAAGCATTACATATGATATACCAACTAAAGGGTGAATTTGATTTGCATATGGACCACTATTATGATATAATGATAGACCGAATAGGAGAACTACGTGAAAACAATTTACCTACTGATTGGGATGGTGTGTATAGGGCTACTAGCAAGTAACTCTTATTCGCAAGAAATAAAAGAAAAAGTAGAAACAGAATTACCATGTTATAATACGGAAGAAATCTTGAAAATTCTTAAAGAGAGATACAAAGAAATGCCGTTTATGATAGGTAAGGCAAGTGATTCTGCCAACTCAGTTGTTAGTATTTGGATTAATCCAGTTGATAGCACATGGACTATCATTGCTACTAAGAAAGATATCACCTGCGTAGTAGGCATGGGAACAGATATGAGAGTAGTACCCTATAAAAAAGGACCTAATATATGATTAAAAAACTAATAACAATACTAGCATTGGTTAGTTGTTCATCGGTATATGCTAATCAATCATTGACTGCACAATCGTGGTTAGTAGCCGATAGTAATGGAAAGATACTTGAAGGATCAAATACTACGGAAATTCGCAGTATAGCAAGTATTACTAAACTAATGACAGCAATGGTTGTGTTAGACAGTGGTCAATCATTAACTGAAATTATACCAAAGAAATTATACAACAAACAATTGACAAGGGAAACATTGATTGATTTGGCAATTGTTAAAAGTGATAACAATGCCGCAAAGATGTTATGTGATTATTATCCCGGTGGATATAAAAGTTGCATTGAAGCCATGAATGCCAAAGCAATATTATTGCAGATGAATAATAGTTTGTTTACTGACCCGACAGGAAAATATCATACTAATGTAAGTACAGCAGAAGATTTGATTAAGTTAGTTTTTTCCGCAAGCACCTATCCTTTGATTGTTGCGGCAAGTAACATGGATGCAGTACGTTGGTCACTAAACAAAAAGAAATCTATTGAGTTTAAAAATACAAACACTTTAGTTGGGCATGGTTATAAATTTTTAGTCAGTAAGACCGGATTTATTAATAAGGCAGGTGGATGTATCGTAATGATGTTAGATACCGCACAAGGTATCAGAACTGTAGTTTTGTTGGGAAGTAAGAATACAAAGACACGTATTCCTGAAGCACAAATGTTATCTCAAATAATAAGATAAGCAATTAATATATAAGTCATTTGGTGCATCATTTGGTCTAGACCAAGATCAAACCAAAATGATTTTTGAGTCATATCTTTGTGACCATAATTGGATTTAATCCAATCAATATGATAATGGATCATAGAATCTAAAAACGCTAGAATACTAGCAAATGCAATATGATCTATACCGGTGACAAGTATGATACATAACATTGTTCCTATACCATGTTTAATACTGTGGTTTAAACCGTGACTATCTCCATATATACCTTTACTAGCAATCTCAACGTTAGTTTGATTAACAAAATCAATATACCAATGTTTTAATTGTAATAGTGCTAATAGCAACAAAATTGAAGTAATCATTCAATTACCTTTTTATATTTACTAGCGTCACGTTCAGGAACGTAATCTACTCCAGGTATTGGTGAATGATCTTTGCAAACTGATTGAATCATGTCTTCTCCGTACTTTAGTGTAAGTAGACTAAAATATTGGTCACTATCTTTGATGTAGGTGCTAATACCTATCATGTAATGTTTAGACCATTTTATTTTTGTATCTGCAAATCGTTTTACAATAGGATCATTTTCAATATCAGTGAATTGATTATTTTCTCGGTAAAAAGTATAGAACTTCATTATTTTTTCCACAGTATAAAGTTAAGATAATCCGATTCAGTTTCAAAATAAAAATCATAATGTCCACCATCACGTCCACCCACTTCCAAACAATCATACCCCCAATCATTTGTGCAATTTCTTGTACACCATTCAATAATGGGTTTTAATTGACCGTAGCCAATTATGATTTTAGTCTTGAATTGGGTATCTGGTGACATTTACTCCGCCTTGTTCGAGGAACTCTAATCCTTTTGTATCTCTATATGCTTCTCTATAAAACACATTTTTGATACCAGATTGATAGATAGCTTTTGCACAATGTATACAAGGTGCATGTGTGATGAATAATGTAGAACCTTCACTAGATTCTGTACTTGCGGACACTTTAGCAATTGCGTTCATTTCTGCATGTAACACTTCATCTTTGGTTACTAACCTATAACGTCGGTTGCTCTGTACTTCGGGGTCGTATTCTTTAAAAGGCCACTGTTCTTCAATCTCATCTGGACTCAACCAACCACCGGCATCACCGCTCATGTAATCTTTGTATTCACATTCATTGCTCCATCCAGTTGGCATACCATTATAACCTGTACCTAGAATCTTGTTACCTTTAACAATAACTGCCCCAACGTTTAATCTAATAGCTGAACTTAGTTTGCTTGTTAATTCAGCAATATCCATGTAATAGTCTATAAATTTATGTTTCATATTTGTAACGTACAATAAATGCTTCAGTTTTTGAATCAATACCTAGAAATTTTGCAGGAAATTTTTCTACAAAAACAAGCCCACTCGTAGCTTTGAATTCTTCAAGTACTGAGTGTTCTAGTACTTGCGTAATATAAACATCAGCACCGGGATTAAGATGTTTACCGATGTTTGCATAAAATTCTTTGTGTAAGTTCCAATCCAAGTCAATAGTAAGTCGATGATTATTATCATATGAATCGTTTTTAACCATCCAATAATCTTCGCTACAATGAGGCGGGTTTGCAACAACCAGATCAAATTTTTCGCCATCAGGTAAATCACCTATTTTTCCTAGTACATGATAACTTATTTTGTGACCAATATTGTTTTTTTCTGCGTTTTCTTTTGCTGTTATTAATGCAGGTTCGTAAATATCCATCAATGTAAAGTTATCGCATATATCAGCATCTATTAAACTAAATGCTATTGCTGACAATCCAGCGCACCATTCTAGTCCTTTGTTGTATTTTTTGCCATGGGTTATGGCATTTAAAAAATCTACATAATGAGTAGAGCCGCCACCATCGTCACCCCGATTCCAATTAATATGAGTGCCGTTTTTGAATGTTATTGATTCCATTATTCTTTCCTTAAGAAAATTAATTTGTCTTTATTACTTTGCCACTCATCTGCGTTAGGTAATGGTTCTTTTCGTTTTGTAATATTAGGCCATTTAGTTGACAATTCAGTATTGATATCTAACCACTTCTTTAGTTCGATTGGATCTTTTATATCGTCATCTGTTACAATAGCGTTAACTGGACATTCTGGAATGCAGACTCCGCAGTCAATGCATTCATCTGGGTTAATTGCTAAGAAGTTTGGTCCTTCGTAGAAGCAATCTACGGGGCATACAATTACGCAATCCGTGTATTTGCAGTTAATACAACTCTCTGTTACTAAGTGTGTCATTTTACGTAAAATTTCCTAATGTGTTCTCTTGCGCTATCGTCGGGTAATATACTTAGCACATAATTTGATTCGTTATATTTTTTGCAAAAGGCATCACCTAATTTAAGATCACCTTTAATCTGCTCAAAAAGAAACCCTTTGCAAAAATCTTCAAATTCTTGTTTAGTAATTTTAAAATCTTTTTGTCCCTTGCCTAGAGTTTGTAATTCTAGTTGCTTTACCATCTTATCAAACATCTATTAATCCCACAAGCTACGAAAGTATTTACCAAATAATTCAAGACCTTCTTGTATTTTTTGGTCATGTAACATGTGTCCTGCATGATCGTACCAATGTGCATCTGGATACTTATCGACCATTTGAAATGTATCTTCTATTTTACCTGTAATTGGATTAGGAAATGTCTTGTCTGTTTTGACCCAATCATAGTCGCTAGTACCATGATGATATTTTTCATCATAATCCCCTTTAATTAATTGTTCAAATGACCAAATCATTTTATCTAGTATATCGTCCCATCGTTGTGCCGCAATGTTCCAAGATTCTTGGTGAGTTTCTTTGTAAAAGTCAAAACTATCTTGCTCACTCCAATCCTCTCCACCTACATCATTAACTAGTTCGCTTGGTATGCCTTGTTTAGTATTTTTAAGTTGAATCAGTGCAGGGTAAATAACCAATGCTAATGTATGATCTAAATTCCACGTATCGTAATTATCAATCTGCACATTAATTTTTCTACGGTCGTTTGTCTTTTTAAATTTTCCGATATTGATTTTCATTTGATAATCTCTTTTTCACTCTTAACCTTACCGTCAATAAATGCATATATTTCTTCACCGATCATTACTGCGGCATATTTAACATTGTTATATTTCTTTGCAAGTATAGCAAGGTCATCTAATGATTTAGCCTGACATAAGAATGTCTTATCTTCTCGGTTATACAAGTAAAGAACATCGTTTGTTTTTTCTATATAAAGTTGTTCAACAATAGGGTCTTCTTCAAGTTCAGGATCAATTTCTTTAACTAAACCTATTCGTTTTGCTTCTTTATAAACTAGATGACGCAACCGATAGGCTGTAACACCCATACCAACTTCGTACCCTACCCAAAAAACAAGTCCAAGAATAATAAGTTCTAACATAGTTTATTTATTAATTTTTAAATTAGACCATTGTTTAAGTTTTTCAAATTTCTTTTTCTTTGCTTTAGTTAAGCCCTCAACTGTAATACCTACATTGTTATCAGTTAATAACTCAATCATTGCTAACAGATCACCTAATTCTTCTTCAAGCATTTGAATATTAGTCATTGGCTTGTTTGGTTTAAGATGATCTGGTCCAAATCTAAAACACTTGCTAACCGCTTGTGTTACTTCTGCACACTCTTCCTGCAAAATTAATAGTATCTCTCTTGTATCTTCGTTCATTCTTCAACTCCAAAATGTTTCTTTTTATCTGCTAACTGTTGTTCCATCCATGTAATAGAACGGGCTAACATATCTTCCGTTATTTCTTTTGGGTCAATACCAAAATGTTCTTTGATCCGTGTAGCATTGCGTTTGACTTCATCAAATGCCAAATCACTTGTATGGCATTCTTCTGTCCATAATGCCAAACAACATTCTCGCACAATCAACTCGGCAAACTCTTGTAGTCTAACATGACTAATACAATGTTCTACTTGCGCTTTTACGGCAAGTTCTTTAATTTTTTCATTCATTCTTCAACTCCATTAGTCTTTCTTTTTGTTTGCCATCTGTACAATCTTAGGTTCAATATATCGTTTGTGATATTCTTTATAGTTAGTCAAATACAACTCCCATTGAATCCAACGATTCTTTCCTGTCTTTGTGTTAGTTAAGAACCCCCAATCACGTTGTTGTGGTCCCATAAAAAATAATGTAGTAGCAGGCTTATCATTTTCAAGTTCAAGCCAATGATAGTCATTTGCTTTGCGGTAAATGATACTACCAGGACCACGCCATGTTTGAAATTCTGCAAACATTTGTCCTTCATTATTAAAGACAGGAGTATGCTCCCAATAACCACCCTTAAGAACAATTGTCAAATAAGGCCAGGGATGATCGTGCATGATAGGATCGTCACTACGCACAATTTTATGTAGTGTAAGATTAAAGGGAAACCAACTACGGTCTTTCAGAAAGAGATAATAGCGGTGCATATAGTCTTGTCCTGTTCTGCGATCAGGAATCAAACGATAACGACCTAGCTTATTCATTACTCTGTGAAAGAAACTCATTGATTACCCCTATGAAATTAGTGTGTACGTTATTATAACATACTTTTGAATTAAATGCAAGTAGGAAAAGGGCGATAAACGCCCTTTTGACCCAATCTAGTTAAAGATTAAACTAGACCCATTGCTAAGGCTTTGTAACCTGCGGCTACAACTGCACGTGCGGGTGTACCCAAACGGTACTTAGTGAATGTTTCACCGCGTTTGTTGGTACGCTTGTTAGCGTAAACAGCAAAACCACCGCGGATGCGAAGGTCGCTCACGGTTGCTGTTGGGTTAGCAATGCCGAAACGGCTAGTGATTTGCTTTGCGGTGAGTTCTTCACCTTTCTTTAGTGCCTCAAGTAAGGCTGTTTGCTTAGTTGCGTTCATTTTTGTTTCCTTTAAAAATTCGTTGTTCTCACAACGTGAATAGATTATACGATACTTTCTGTCATCATACAATACATATTGGACACCTTGTTTCATTTAGATATCCAAATACTTTAACTCAAACAAATCTGCTTGAGGATCATGGCCCCCGTAACCGCGCGGATTACATACCACTCTAGTCGTACCGATCATATAATCAAATGGGTCATGCATGTGGCCGTGAGTCCAAAGAACAATCTGTGGATTGTCCAAAATCAATTCACTTAAATCACTACGATAACCACCGTTCATTAAATAATCGTTTGCATAGCGTGGATGAGTACTCATTGACGAAGGACCATGATGGCCTACAAACACAACTTTCTTATCCTTCATATCGGGCAATACTGCCTTAAGATATCCAACAGTCTGATGATGGCGATGCATTATATGTGCAGGCCGCAACTTAGTATAACCAAGTTCATCGTTGCGAATGATTCTAAAATCATTCATCATATCAGTTAAGGCATGCATTGTCAATGGATCACCCTTATTGCAATCAGTCCACAATGTAGCACCAATAAAGGACACTTCATTGATAACCTTTATATCACGTTCTAAAAAGTAAACATTAGGAAACTTTGCACATTCATCACGCAAATGTTGTAAGCTAGCCTTCCACTTACCGTGATAGAATTCATGGTTACCTGCAACATACACAACATGCGGAAACTGAAAACTGCAACGCTTTAAAAAGTCGCGGAATCGTAATGCAGTTTGTTGTCTGCGTCCGAGGTCAGCAAGATTAAAACTAGAGTACATCCCATAATCCATTTCGGGATGATTGTGCAGGTCTTCTGCAACCAGTATGTCGCCCGACAATATAAGAACCTCAGCATTTTCTGTGTTCTTGAGGTTGATATCCTGAAACTCTAAGTGCAGGTCACTTGCTAATGCGATTTTCATAACCATTTGTATGCTGTGTGATTGTTGAGGAATCGGACACTTGCCTTACCTCTTGTTGCAAAATATTTTTCTTCAAATAGATTATACACCCTTCTGTATTTCTTTTGAACTGGTTCGGGTGCATGACAACCTAAATAGTGTAGTTTACTAAATATCCTAAGTAATGTTTGACGATTAACTTGCCATCCTACTGGATACCATCTTACACGGCTACGCCAATTATATGCTTCATTTCGTCCTGTTGCTAACCGATAACGAATGCGATATTTTTTATTAAGTTCAATTGGTCTATATTTTTGTGGTAGCTTCATATATTATGAAATTGTTTCCATTTCTGTAAGTAGTACATCGGCAAATTGCTGACAAAAAATATTGAACCACAATTCATCAAGCATTTCTTCAGGTGCTCCTGCTTTCAAAACCAATTGTTTTAATTCTTCATTCATTCTTCAACTCCAAATTTATTCCATCAATCAACATCATATCCATAGCACACTTGTGACAGATATAACGAAATCGTGTATCAAGGTCAGCATAAGTTTCATTCTCGTGGTTCATTGTATCGCAATATGAACACAAAATCCTCACACGATTATGACGATTTATTTTGACCTTTTCAAGTTTCATTCTTCAACTCCGAAATGTTTCTTAATCGCCTTTGTGCCTTGACGCTTTATGCTACCTTGATATGGATCCATTTCTTTCCAAGTATCAACTTCTGATTCAAACGCTTCGGCACATTCCCTAACAATCAACTCGGCGAACTTTTCCTTACTGAAGATTAGTTCTCCATCCGATTCTACAAGACTCTGTGCGGCAAACCGTTCTAACATTGGTATATCTTTCTTTTTTGGAAAGTCAATGGGATTGCGTGTGTTTGTATAATGTGTCATTCTTCATCCTTTTGTAATTGTTGTAAGTGTTCAATCATCTCCGGAATCACACGCTTGTCCAAGGTGACAACTACCCTACCATATCTGTGTAATTGTATAGCAAAAGTATCACCATTGTCAATCACGCTGACATATGGATCACCGCTGGTTGTGTTGATGGTCTTCATTGGTAGTGCTTGATTCACGATGCCCACCTCAACGCAAACCAAGTTGCCAACTTAGGATCTTTAACTGTGATAGTGGGCACATACCGTCCTTCATTTTGAGGACTATTAGGTTTGGGAATAAACACCCGATCATAAAACCAAGCATACGCGGCACAGTCTTTGGTATTAGTCATATTTCCTCTGCCCACATTCTCATACAACCATTCAACACACCCTTCAGGCACACCTTGATTGAACTCTACTCTCATACATTCCCCAATCCTACACGACTATAACCCAATTTGGATTTGATTTCCTTGCGGTCTTGATTACTATCTGGTCGCC